AGCGGCCAGGATTGCGCGCAGGTTCCAGGGTCGATCAGACCCACCCTCGGCCGAGCTCGCCAGCGGCCCTCTGTGGGCATGAAACCGCAGGTCAGGGCGCAGGTTCGGGTCAGCGGCAGATCGGCTGGGAGAGCCGCAGGCAGCGGCACGGAGCGGGGTGTAATCGCGGTTTCAGGCCCGCCCGGCGATCCGCAGGCGAGCGATGTACGCGATCACAACCGCCGCCGCGACGGTCCATGCGGCGGAAGCCAGGGCCCCGGCCCAGACGCCCTGCATGGCGCCGACGACGACGCCGACGACGACGCCGACCGCTCCACCGAGGAGGGCGACCTTCGCCACGCCGGCCACCTCGCGGGGCCATACGTGAGCCAGGCCGACCCCGAGCACGACCATGCCGAGTGCGACCCAGAGGGCCGAGGTCCCCGTCTTTTCGTCAAACGAGGACCACGTTGGCGAGACCAGGGCGAGGAAGTACAGAAGCCACATCACACTCCAGATAGTACGAAGTGCCGCCCTTGGATCGGGGTCTAATCGAGGTTTCGGGACCACTGGTCGAGGCTGTCGAGCACCTCGCGGATCGCTCGCCGCTGGTCGTCGGGCGGGAGCTTGCGGATGTGCCGGGCGAGCACCTGGGCGAACTCGCCCACGGGGTCGGGCGCCAGGGCGGGCTCGGTGAGCTCGCCGGACGCGATCCGCCATGACGAGTCAGGCTCCCAGCCCATGGCGCCGTCGAGGGCCAGCATCGAGCGCCGCATCCGCGGCGTCGGCTCGCCGGACAGGCCGGTCAGCTTGTTGACCCACTTGGGCGACGGCCCTCCAGCGGCCTGGATCTGGGCGAGGGTCATGCCGATGACGTGCCGGCGCTCATCCACGAGCCGGCGCAGCCGCAGCCAAGGGGTCTCCTCCATGGCGGCAGTATGCCGTCAGCGGCCCACAGGGGTGAGCATCTCGGCCGCGAGCCACTGCTGCACGAGCACGCCGTCGTCCTCCACGAGGTAGACGACCTGGGCGAACCAGCCAGCCTCCCGCTGCTCCCACGCGACGACGAGGCCAGGGTGCAGGCCGCCCTCGGGGCCGCGGACCCAGCAGTGCCGGCGAGCTGCCGGGACGGGCGGGATCGGGTGGTCGTGGCCGCGCCCTGAGCCGCCCGCCACAGGTCCTCCAAAAAAGTTTCGCGGGGGACGTTGACCAGCCCCCTGCCCGCCTATCTTTCTATATATGTAAGCAGCAAGCAGCAAGCGAAAAACTGCTAGCGAGCTTGCAGTAGAGGGGCCTTCGGCCCCCATCTAGTCAACTGCTAACGGTTGACTCTCTAGCCCTTGCCGTTGCGGTTAGCCCTTGTGGGGCCTTCGGCCCCCAGAGATGCTAACGGGTTGACGGGCTAGCAGCTAACAGCTTGCCCCGGGTCCAACTTCTTACCTCGCCGTCGCTGGCGGGCTACGTGGCCGGGGCGTAACCATGGAGGTGCCGATGCCAGGTTGGCAGGGTTCAACCCGGCGCTCGACGCTTCCCCCTGACTGGGAGCAGCGGCGCCAGCGCCAGCTCCAGCTCGACGGCTATCGCTGTCGGGCGATGCTCTACGACGACACCCGATGCACCGAGCCGGCCACCGATGTGGACCACATCAGCAACCGCTGGAAGCACGAGCCGGGTGTCGACCTTCAGTCGCTCTGCGGCTGGCATCACGACAAGAAGTCAGGACGCGAAGGCCAGATGGCACGCCGCAAGGTGCTCGCCAGGCAGTCGCAGAAGTTCCGCCGCACAGAGGCTCACCCCGGCCTCTAGTGCAGCGATGGGTGGGGTAGAGCGTCCTCCTCTCCGCTCCCCCACCCAGCAGCCCCGGACGTTGAGCCACGAGCTCCGTCCGGGGCCACAGTCCCCCATCGGGGTCCGGTGTCTGCCCTCTGACCGGAAGCACAACTCAGAGCGGCCCAAGCGTCGCAGGCCCCGGGGTGGGGCAGCGGACTGTAAATCCGCCGCGCAAGCACGCCAGGTTCGACCCCTGGGCGGCGCACACATACCCGGCTCCTCGTGGGCCGGGTCTTTCTCGACCAGGAGGTGACCATGCCCGGACCCATTCCCAACCGCTCAGACGACCTGAGCCGTGAGCGCGATGCCAACCGCGGCGGTCGCGCTCCGATCTCCACAGGCGAGATGCGGGAGGTCATCGTTCCCCGAGCGGATCGTGACTGGCACCCCATCGCCAAGAAGATGTGGGAAGGGATGAAGTCGAGCGGACAGGCCGACTTCTTCCAGAACAGCGACTGGGCCTTCGCCTACTCCCTGATGGACGACCTCAGCGAGTACAAGAAGTCCGAGAAGCGGAGCTCCATGATGCTCGCCTCGCTGATGCAGGGCCTGTCCAGTCTGCTCGTCACCGAGGCAGATCGACGCCGAGCTCGCATCGAGCTCTCGGCACCCGAGGAACCGGAGGAGAGCGCCGCGGTCCTCGCCATCGCGGACTACAAGAAGGACCTCGGCGTCGCCTGACGCAGCCGGCGCTCCCCCATGAGAGGAGCCCGATGACTGCCGTCTACCCAGACTGGGACTCGCTGACCGACGAGGACCGCGAGATCGTAGAGCCGATCAAGCTCGGCCCCACCTGGATGCGCACGCCCCTCGGCCGCTGGGCCCTCCCCGAGCACACCCTCGGCTGGCAGATCGCCGGCTGGGCCGCAGAGTGGCTCCTCGGCAACGACGGCAAGCCCTGGAAGTTCACGGCCGAGCAGCTGCGCTTCGTCCTCTGGTGGTACGCCATGGACGAGCACGGCGAGTTCATCTACCGCACGGGCGTCCTCCAGCGCATGAAGGGCTGGGGCAAGGACCCGCTGCTCGCCGTCCTCTGCATGGTCGAGCTCGTCGGCCCCTGCCGCTTCGGCGGCTGGCAGCCCGATGGCACGCCTCTGGGCGTGCCTCACCCGCAGGCGTACGTGCAGATCAGCGCGGTGAACCTCGCGCAGACCAACAACACCATGGACCTGATCCCGTCCCTGATGAGCGACGCCTTCGTGGCTCGCTACAAGATCAAGGCCGGCGCCGAGCTCATCCGCGCCAATGGCGGCAAGCAGAAGCTCCAGGCCGTCACCTCCAACTACCGTGCCATCGAGGGCAAGCGAACCACCTTCTCGCTCCTCAACGAGACGCACCACTGGGTCGCCGGCAACGGCGGCATCAAGATGTACGAGACCATCGACGGCAACGCGACCAAGATGAACTCGCGCTACCTGGCCATCACCAACGCCTACCTCCCTGGCGAGGACAGCGTGGCTGAGAACATGCGACTGGCCTGGGAGAAGGTCCAGGAGCGCATCGAGCAGGGCGAGCCGGACGCCGACATCGGCTTCCTCTACGACTCGCTGGAGGCGGGGCCAAAGGCCCCGCTGAAGGGTCCGCTCGTGCCGTTCGTCCTCGACCTCGTTCGCGGCGACGCCAAGTGGCTCGTCATCAAGGGCATGATGCAGTCCATCGCCAACACGACCATCGGCGCTGCCCGGTCGAGGCGCATGTACTACAACCAGGTCTGGGCCGACGAGGAGTCCCTGCACGGCCCCGAGACGTGGGACCCGCTGCGCGACGAAAGCCTCCTGCTCCAGCCCGGCGACGAGATCGTGCTCGGCTTCGACGGCTCCAAGAGCCGCGACGCTTCCGCCCTCGTGGCCATCCGCATCAAGGACGGCTTCATCAGCCTCCTCGGCTTCTGGGAGCGCCCTGACGGGCCTGCCGGCGAGGACTGGCAGATCAACAGGGCCGAGGTCGATTCGGCCGTCCACGAGGCGATGCGGACCTACAGCGTGCGGGCGTTCTACGCCGACGTGCGCGAGTGGGAGTCCTACATCGCTGACTGGTCTGAGGCGTACGCGGGTGGCATGGCGGTGCGCTCGCCCGGAGGGCGAGACGGCATCGGCTGGGACATGCGTGGTCAGCTGAAGCGCTCGACCATGGCGCACGAGCGTCTCCTGCGCTCCATCTTCGACAGCAAGCTGAAGCACGACGGCGACCGCCGTCTGCGCCGGCACGTCCTCAACGCCAAGCGCCGGGAGAACATCTTCGGCGTGTACTTCGGCAAGGCATCCCCCGACTCCCCTCGACGGATCGACGCCTACGCCGCCCTCATGCTCGCTCATGAGGCCATGACCGACTACCGCACTGGCGGCAAGAAGCAGACGACTGGGACCGGACGTGTCTGGTTCCTCTAAGGCAGGTGTGTAAGTGTGAGCGTAGACATCGCCCGCCAGCTCCTCGGCATCCTCGACAAGGACCGGATCAAGCTGCTGCGGATCGACAAGTACGTCCGCGGCGACCATGACGACCCCTACATGCCGGCCGATGCCGACGAGGAGTACAAGCTGCTCGCCAAGCGAGCCGTGTCCAACTGGACTCCCCTGCTCATCACGACGCCGTGCCAGGCCCTCTACGTGGACGGCTTTCGTCGCGGCGTGGCCGCGACTGGTTCGGACGGCCGCGAGATCGGCCGGCTCGACAGCGAGTGGGACCACTGGCAGCGCAGCCGCCTCGACGCCCGCCAGCTCGCCGTTCACCGCGGTGCGCTCGGCTTCGGCCACTCCTTCACGCTGACGGAGCGGACCAAGGGCCGGGTCATCACCAAGGGCCTCTCGGCCCTCAACACCTCTGCGGTGTATGAGGACCCGGCGAACGACATCGAGCCGCAGGCAGCCCTCACGGTGACCGCCTGGCCGGCCGACAAGAAGCTCGGGACCGCCCGGCTGTTCGTCGGCCCCATCGAGCTGGCCGTCACCTTCAAGGACGCGAGCGACCCCAAGAGCGTCCGGGTCACCCGGTTCGTCAAGCGCCACGCGACCACCGAGTGCCCCGTCACGCGCTTCGCCGCCGCCATCGACCTGGAGGGTCGCACGCTCGGCGTTGTCGAGCCGATGATCCAGCTCCAGAACCGCATCAACCAGACCGTGTTCGACCTGCTCATCGCCCAGACGTACGGCTCCTTCCAGGTCCGCACCGTCACCGGCATGGCTCCCCCGATGAAGCTGAAGGCCGTCGTGAACGAGGCCGGCGAGCCCACGGGTGAGATGGAGCCCGAGTTCGACACGGCCGGTCGACCCGTCATGGAGAAGGTCAAGGTCAACGCCTCCCGCTTCATGTTCGCGGAGAGCGACAAGGCCCGCTTCGACTCGCTGGAGCCGACCCCGCTCAACGGCTACATCGAGTCCATCGACATGAGCATCCGGCACCTCGCCGCGATCTCGCAGACGCCGCCTCACCACCTCCTCGGCCAGATCGCCAACCTCTCGGCCGAGGCGCTCCAGGCCGCGGAGACCTCCCTCGCTCGCAAGATCGAGGAGTTCCGCAAGAGCTTCGGAGAGTCCTGGGAGCGCGTGTTCCGTCTGGCCGCTGAGCTCGACGGCGACACGGCGACGGCTGAGGACTTCCACGGCGAGGTCCTCTGGCGCGACATGGAAGCCCGCTCGATGGCCCAGACCGCAGACGCCCTCATGAAGCTGGGCGAGCTCGGCGTGCCGCAGCGCGGCCTCTGGAGGCGCATCCCGAACGTCACCCAGACCGAGCTCAACTCCTGGGAGGAGATGGCTGACGCCGAGCCCGACGTGGCTCAGGCGCAGCTCATCCGACGCTCTGACGAGCGGCCCACGAGCTCGCGGCTCAACACGGCCCCACTGAGGAGTGAAGCAGCGTGACCACAGCGGCGAGGGAAGTCGAGGCCCGTGCGGCCGACGTAGCGTTCCAGGTGGCCCTGGCCCAGATCGGGGCAGGCACCATCGAGGACGCCCTCGCCGTCTGGCGCGAGCTCGACCCGACAGATGTGCAGGCGACGACCCAGAAGTGGCTGGCCCGAGCGGTCAACCTCATCCTGGGTCGTCGTCGGATCAGCCGGGACCTGGCCATGGCCTACTACCGGCTCGCCCGAGCGCTTCGCACCGGCAAGACGATCGCTGACCCCTTCCGGCCAGACCCGCCCTACGTCACGCTCGCTGACCTGCGACGTGAGTTCGCCGGGCTGGTCGAGGAGATCGACTACATCCACCAGCCCACCCAGCCGGCCGAGGCGGCGCAGAGCGCCGCTACTGACGCTGCCGAGCCTCTCTCCGAGGAGGACGACGACTGGGAGGACGACTGGGTAGAAGCCGATGTCGAGCCCGCTGAGGACGACGACGAGCGCATCCTGGTCGAGGAGATCGAGCGCCTCCGCGAGGAGGAGCTGCGACGCGAGGAGGAGGCCGAGAAGGCCGCTCGCCGCGACCTGGAGCAGCTGGGGCCGATCCTTCTGGAGGGCCGGGTCACCGACCTGGATCCCGACGAGACCACGCTGACCGACGCCGAGCACAAGGTCGCTGAGGAGTACCGCAAGGCCGGGAGCCGAGTGGCCGCATCCTCCGAGCGGCTGGTGCTCAACGGTGGTCGTGGCTCCGTCTACGCCTACGGCGACAAGGACGCCCGAGTCATCGGGTGGGTCCGGGTCTCGCTGTCCGGCGACCCGTGCTCGTTCTGCGCCATGCTCATCAGCCGCGGCTTCGCCGCCAAGTACGGCTCCGAGGCCGGCGCTTCCAAGGGCAAGGGCGTGACCGTCCGCGACGGTCAGACGCTCGACGCCTACCACGACAACTGTCGATGCATCGCGGTCCCGATCTACAGCCAGGCGCAGTACGACACGGACCCCCGCTTCGACCAGAACCGAGCGCTCGACGCTCTGTGGCAGAAGCGCATCAAGGGCCGCGAGAGCGGCAGTGACGCCCGCAATGCCTGGCGCCGCCTCATCGAGGGCGGACGCCGCAGTGGCGATGCCGAGTGGGTCATCACGCCCACCGAATCGCCATACACCACAAGCCCCCTCGCCGCCTGAGCGAGGAGAACCCCCAAGCACTAGACCGCCCAGGAGGCGCACAAGTGAGCACGAAGAACGTCGATGTGACGGCCGGCACGGACACCACGGACACGCCCCCGGAGGGCACCGAGGAGAACAAGCCCGGCACCGAGTCCACGGACGCGAACGACGAGGGCAGCAAGCCCGACGAGGACGCTGACGAGGACGACGAGGACGGCGAGAGCGACCTGCCCGACTGGGCCAAGGCCAAGCTCTCCAAGGCCAACAAGGAAGCGGGCAAGTACCGCACCCAGCTCCGGGAGCTTCAGACGCGCCTGGAGGGTGCCAAGACGCCCGAGGAGGTCGCCGCCATCACGGGCGAGCTGACCGAGACCAACACCACGCTGGCCCGCGAGCTGGCCGTCGAGAGGGCGCTGCGCAAGCACCACCTCTCGGACGACGACGCGGTGTTCCTGACGGCCGGCACGGCCGAGGAGATCGCCAAGCAGGCCGAGGCTCTCGCCTCACGCATCGGCACCACGGAGCCCATGCGCCTCCGTGGCGGACTTGACCCGACCGACGACGACAACGACTCGGACGACCCGGGCGAGCTCGCCAAGAAGTACGGGCGTCGGCGCTACTGACGCCCCCACCAAACCCAAGGCCCTGAGCAACCGCTCGGGGCCTTTCTCATACCCAAGGAGAACAGCTCATGTCTGAGCACCTTTTCGTCAAGCCCGAGAAGCTGGTCGCTGCCGCGGTCGGGCTCCTGGAGCAGAACCTGCTCATCCCGAACACCTTCCAGAAGGAGGGCATCGAGAAGTTCCAGGGTGCCGAGGGTGACGCCTACTCGACCAAGGTCGAGGGGATCCTCCCCTACCGCACGTACGGGTGGCGGAACGACCGCTCCACGACCATCCAGTACGACGAGCTCGCGGAGCGCAAGGTCACCGTCAACTTCGGTGACGACGTGTACTCCGGTGTCAAGGTCACCGACGAGCAGATGACGATGGACGTGGAGGGCTGGGCCAAGTTCCTCACCCCCCAGGCCAAGGCTGTCGGCCGCGGTCTCCAGCGTCGGGCCGTCGACCACCTCGTGAACGCGGACTACCAGGCCGTCATCGGCAACGCGGAGGGCAACCTCCGTGGCGCGCTCATCGAGGCCCGCAAGGTCATGAACGCCTTCAACGTCCCGGACGAGGAGCGCTTCCTCGCGGTCGGCACCGATTTCGAGTCGGAGCTGCTCAACGACGACAAGCTCAACCTGGCGCAGAACGTCGGTGAGGGCGAGGCCGTCAGCGCCCTGCGCGAGGCCACGATCGGTCGCCGCTTCGGCTTCAACATCTTCGTGGACCAGACGATCCCCTCGGACGCGGCCTACGCCTACGTCCGCTCGGCCTTCGTGTTCGTCTCGGGTGCGCCGGCCAAGCCGCGTGGCGCCACGTACGGCGCGTCGACCTCCTACGAGGGCATCGGCCTCTCGTGGGTCGTGGACTACGACGCCGACCGCCAGGTCGACCGCTCGGTCGTCAAGACGTTCCCGGGCTTCCGCTCGGTCAAGGACGTGCTGGTCGCGCACGACGAGGCGACCAAGCAGGAGTTCATCGTCCCGGGCGAGCACTTCGTCCGCGGCGTCAAGCTCACGCTCGACGGCTCCAGCAACTACCCCGAGGCGGGCTCCGACCTCGCCAAGGCCACGGGCATCAGCTCGGACAAGCTCTGGACCCCCACGGGTCGCGTGGCGACCGAGGCTGACCCGGCCAACGCCTGATCCAGCCTGAGTGAGAGGGGCGGCTCCTAACGGGGTCGCCCCTCTTGCTCTGCCCTCACAGACAGGAGGCGCGATGAGCGCTTTTGCGACTGTCGATGAGGTCCAGGCCCGACTGGACTGGACCCTCGACTCGGGCGAGCGAAACCTCGCCATGGGGGCGCTGGAGGACCTCTCTGACGACGCACGGCGATACGGCCGAGCGTGGACAGAGGCGACCGTCCCGGGCTCCATCAAGCGGCTGGTCATCAAGGCCACGGCCCGCTACCTCCGCAACCCGGACGGCTACGAGCAGTCCCGAGCCGGCGACGAGACGGTCATCTGGAACCACGCTTC